TAGGATTATAAAAAATAATAATAAATAACTTAAAAGAATAAAGATATGTTTATATACAATTTAGTTATAAGTATATTGATTTATATAACTATAAAAGTGCACTGCGGAGTAAATCAGCACTGCTGAAACCCGCCGAAGAAGGGATTCCCTAGTATTTTTTACTTATTATGTTAAATATGCTTGACAAATTTAAAAAAGTATGCTATACTATATGTACTTAAGAGATAACGCAAGAGAAATATTATTTATAAAAGATAATTATCTCTTGCAATCGCTAGAGATAACTACATAGAGTACAGAAATGACTGAGAATACTCAACCAAAGAAACGTGGAAGACCCCCCAAAAGTCTTGTTGAGTCTAAAAAAGATGGCAACAGAGGAAAACGTGGGAGGCCTCCCGGAGATGCGGCGGCAATCAATGAGTTTAAAGCTCGTTTGTTAGCATCACCACGCTCTCAAAAGGTACTTGATAGTATTATGAGTGCCGCATTAGATGATGAGCATAAGAATCAGGCTGCAGCATGGAAGTTGTTGATGGATCGTATGTTGCCTGTAAGTTACTTTGAAAAAGATAAGAATAATACTGGAAGATCATCTGTGTCAATTACAATTACTGGCGTAGGTGGAGAGACTATTGTGACTAATGACGAGGATATAATTGATGTTACCCCCGAATCTGATTGAACAAATTAAAGAAGACCTTGTTCGTCACGAAGGGTACGTCACAGAAATCTATTTAGACTCTGAAAACCTACCTACATTTGGTATTGGTCACCTTGTTACTGAAAATGATATGGAATATACGTGGCCTGTTGGAACGCCAGTGACTGATGAGCGTATTCTCCAAGTATTTCATGATGATTGTAAGGTAGCTATAGATGATGCTGAACAACTTGTTGATGATTTGTACTGTCATCCTGATAGCGTCATCCGTGTCTTGGTTAATATGGTATTTAATCTTGGCCGTCCACGGCTATCAAAGTTCAAGAACATGCTTACGGCAGTCAACGACAAAGATTACAGCAAAGCCGCAGATGAAATGATTGATAGTAAGTGGTATCGTCAAGTCAAAACTCGTGGTGTTGAACTCGTAGAGATAATGCGTGGAGCTTAATGTTGAGTTGCTTCCTTGGCAACAAGAAGTCTTTAACGATCCAACACGATTTAAGATCATTGCGGCAGGGCGGCGTACTGGTAAGTCTCGCTTAGCCGCATGGCAATTGATTATTTACGGTTTACAAACTGAACGTGGTCATGTGTTTTATGTTGCGCCTACTCAAGGCCAGGCTCGTGACATTATGTGGACTACGTTGCTAGAGTTAGCACATCCTGTCATTAAGTCATCACACATTAACAACCTACAGATTACGTTAGTGAATGGCTGTACTATCTCACTGAAGGGTGCTGACAGACCAGAGACAATGCGAGGCGTATCCCTTAAGTTCCTTGTTATGGACGAGTATGCGGATATGAAGCCTAGCGTGTGGGAACAAATTCTACGTCCTGCACTTGCTGACCAAAAGGGTGATGCCATGTTTATTGGTACACCGATGGGACGTAACCACTTCTATGAATTGTATCATTATGCTACGTTAGGTGATGATGAGAGCTACAAAGCGTGGCACTTTACGTCATATGATAACCCACTACTAGACCCTGAAGAGATTGACACTGCAAAGAAGTCAATGTCAAGTTATGCATTCCGACAAGAATTTCTTGCATCGTTTGAAGCATCAGGTAGTGAAGTCTTTAAAGAAGACTGGGTACAGTTTGATGATGAAGAGCCTGAGATTGGTGACTACTACATCGCTGTTGACTTGGCGGGTTTTGCAGATGTTGAGTCAGCTACTAAATCTAAAAACAAAAAGCTAGACCAAACAGCGATTGCAATTGTTAAAGCAAGTGAGAATGGATGGTGGGTAGCGGATATTGTACATGGTCGATGGGATATCAAAAAAACAGCCAAGAAGATATTCGATGCTGTCGATCACTATCAACCAATAGCAGTTGGTATCGAAAAAGGGGCATTGAAGAATGCGGTACTGCCTTACCTTACCGACTTAATGAAGTCCAAACAACGGTTCTTCAGGGTGGAGGAATTGACTCACGGCAACAAGAAGAAAACTGATCGTGTTGTTTGGGCGTTGCAAGGACGATTTGAACATGGACAAATAACTCTAAACAAAGGCGACTGGAATGCAAACTTCTTAGATGAGTTATTCCAGTTTCCAAACGCCTTAGTACATGATGACTTAGTAGATGCTCTGGCATACATTGACCAGTTAGCAAAGGTGTCGTACTACTACGATTACGAAGAAGACGACTTTGAAATTTTAGACCCCGTAGCAGGATACTAATATGGACTATGATCATAATTCAACAGACCCACAATCACTGGAAGGATGGGTATCTGCTAAATGCGAACAGTGGCGTGACCACTTTGAAGCAAATTACCAAGAAAAATTTGATGAGTATTATCGCCTATGGCGTGGTATTTGGGCTGAAGAAGATTCAATGCGAGCTTCAGAACGCTCACGACTGATTTCTCCTGCACTGCAACAGGCTGTTGAATCAAGTGTTGCGGAAGTAGAAGAAGCTACGTTTGGACGTGGTAAATGGTTTGATTTAAAAGATGACCTACAAGATCCACAGAAACAAGACATTCAATTACTACGTAACCAACTTGATGAAGACCTTAAGTTTGCACAAACACGGCGTTCAATTGCTGAGTGTTTAATTAATGCCGCTGTATTTGGCACAGGTATTGGTGAAGTTATTCTTGAAGATGTCAAAGAGTTTACACCTGCAACACAGCCAATTATGGATGGGCAGATGGAAGCAGTTGGCGTAATGGAAAAAGAACGTACTATTGTTAAACTACGTCCTGTCATGCCACAGAACTTCTTGATTGACCCTGTGGCAACTTCTATTGACGAAGCACTTGGTGTGGCTATTGATGAGTTTGTGCCACTACATCAAGTAGAGCTTGCTCAGGAAGCAGGTATTTACAACGATGTTGATATTGCTGTAGCGGCTCCTGACAGCGATTTAGAGCCTGACCAAGACCTTACTATGTACATTGACGATAAAGTCCGTCTGACAAAGTACTATGGCCTTGTACCACGTGAGTTACTATACATGGCTCAGTCAGAAGAAGATGAAGATGAAATTACTGGTGAAGGTGAAGAAGAAGAATCACAGTATGTTGAAGCAATTGTAATTATTGCAAACGGCTCTACACTTCTCAAAGCAACAGAAAATCCATACATGATGCAAGATCGTCCTGTTGTGGCATTTCCATGGGATGTTGTACCGGGTCGCTTCTGGGGTCGTGGTATCTGTGAGAAAGGTTACAACGCACAGAAAGCTCTTGACACAGAACTTCGTGCACGTATTGATGCCTTGGCATTGACTGTACATCCAATGATGGCTGTGGACGCTTCTCGTCTACCTCGTGGTGCAAAACTTGAAGTACGTCCCGGTAAGGCTATTCTTACTAATGGTAATCCTGCTGAGATTCTACAGCCATTTAACTTTGGTCAATTAGATCCAACAACATTCAATCAAGCCGCATCATTACAACAAATGGTGCAGATGGCTACAGGTGCAATTGATGCCGCAGGTATTCCCGGCTCAATTAATGGTGATGCAACCGCCGCAGGTATTTCAATGTCTTTGGGTGCAATCATTAAGCGTCACAAGCGTACATTGATTAACTTCCAAGATTCATTTTTATTACCGTTTGTAACTAAAGCGGCACATCGTTACATGCAGTTTACTCCTGAGTTGTATCCTGCAAAAGATTATAAGTTTGTTCCATCAAGCTCACTAGGTATTATTGCACGTGAGTATGAAGTTACACAGTTGGTACAATTGTTGCAAACAATGTCACCAGAGTCTCCAATGTATCCAATGTTAATTGAATCTATTGTGGACAATATGAATCTTTCTAATCGTGAGCAGATTATTGAAGGATTACGCCAAGCTAATCAACCTAACCCACAACAACAACAAATTCAACAAGCCGCTGTGGAAATGGAAATGGCTCAAAAACAAGCTACGATTCAAAACATTCAAGCACAAACACAAGAAATTATGTCGCGTGTACAGCAGAATGCAGTTGAAACAGAACTTTTACCATTAGAAACATTAAATAAAATTGATGATCCAACAGAGCAAGACTTTAAACGTAGATTAGAATTAGCAAAGATCTTACTTAAAGAACGTGAGATTGACTCAAATGAAGAAATTGTACAAAACCAAATGAGGAAATAAATGGTAGTAACTAAGAAAGAGTTCCAAGAAGTCATTGACCAAATGAATGGCATCTTGACAAAACTTGACCAACGTCTTAAAGAATTAGAGAGTGCTAAAGCACCTCGTACCACAAAGAATACAAAAAGTCAAGAAACTACTTGACAAATGAATAAAATTGTGGTATAATATTTGCATTACAATTAGGGGGAAACTCATTTGAGTCCTGAAGAAAATAAATATTATGACAACTACTTTGATCTATTTGCAACAGATGGTTGGAAACAGTTTATAGAAGAAGTCAATGAAATTCTTGATAGACATCGGATAGAAGACATCAAGACTGAATCACAACTATCTTTTGTTAAAGGTGAACGTGATGCCCTGTTTAGAGTCAGACGCTTTGAAACAGGTATTAGATCAGCTTATGAAGTATTGCAAGGGCAAAATAATGCTTAAGCGGTACGATTATAAATGCACCCAATGTAACCACGTTGAAGAACACTGGACTCACAGTGACAACTTCGTAACGTGTTTAGAATGTGGTGAAACATCAGTACGGATAATCTCTCCGATCCGAACACATTTCGTTGGTCACGGTTGGCCGGATAAAGACGATAAGTGGGCTAAGGATCATGAGAGAGCCGCACGTAAATAACCTTCCATAATGGCATTTAGCCACGGAGTTTAACAATATGGCACGTTTTTTAGATGAAAGTCCCGAGTATCAACCAGTAGACGGGGAAGATTTCGTAGAGTTTGATGAAGAGCAGATTCCTACCGAGGAGCAACCTGCAGAACCTGAAGAAATTCAAGAAGCAGAAGATGATATTCCTGAAAAGTATCAGGGTAAGGACATTAAAGATATTGTCCGAATGCATCAAGAAGCTGAAAAACTTTTAGGTAAACAATCATCAGAAGTTGGCGAACTCCGCAAGTTAGTTGATGATTTCGTAAAGACACAACTAGAAGCCAATAGCCCACAAAAAGAAGAAGTCGAAGAAGAGATTGATTTCTTTGATGATCCTAAAAAAGCAGTCGAGTTAGCAATTGCAAAGCATCCTAAAATTAAGGAAGCAGAACAATTGTCTTCTCAAATGCGACAGGCTGAAATTCTAAACAAGTTGCATACTAATCATCCAGATTTTTCTGAAATTATTCAAGATGAAAAGTTTGTAGAATGGGTTGGAAAATCAAAAGTACGAGTAGAATTGTATCAACGAGCAGATCAACAATTCGATTATGATAGTGCAGATGAACTTCTCACATTGTGGAAAGAACGTCAAGGGCTAGTAAACGAAACTGCTCAGATGCAAGAAGCTGATCGTAAACGTCAAATTAAAGCTGCATCTACAGGATCAACAAAAGGATCTGGTGAAAGACCATCTCGTAAAATCTATCGACGTGCTGATATTATTAAACTTATGCAAACAGACCCTGATAGGTATCAACAGCTAGCTCCAGAAATTAGAGTGGCTTATGCCGAGGGTCGAGTTAAATAGCCTAGGAGATATTTACAATGGCAAACTTAACCCCCGCTAGTAACAATACCGTTACTTTAGCAAACGCGGCCACGTTCATCCCAGAACTGTGGTCAGACGAAATCATTGCGGCGTACAAGCAGAACCTCGTTCTTGCTAACCTCGTAAACAAAATGCCTATGACTGGCAAGAAGGGTGACACTCTTCATATTCCTAAGCCTGTTCGTGGCTCAGCAAATGCCAAGACTGCGGCTGACACTGTAACAATTCAACAGACTGCTAACACAGAAGTGCAAGTAGTTATCGACAAGCACTACGAATACTCACGCTTGATCGAAGACATCACTGAAGTACAGGCGTTGGATTCACTCCGCCGCTTCTACACTGACGATGCAGGTTACGCTCTTGCTAAGCAAGTAGATGACGATCTGTTCGCAGAGTTGTTGAATGTATCAAACGATGCAGGTACTGCTGATGGTTCTGATGCTACACAGTCTCACTACCAGATCAACGGTGCGTCTGACGTATTGATTGACTATGATGACTCTACTGCTCTTGAAGCATTCTCTGATGCGGCTTTCCGCAACATGATTCAGAAGTTGGATGACGCTGATGTTCCTATGGACAACCGTGTTCTTATCATCCCACCTTCAATCCGAAATGCAATCATGGGCGAGAATCGTTATGTGTCTTCAGACTTCGTAAACGGTCGTGGTGTTAACAATGGTCAGATCGGTCAGCTTTACGGTGTTGACGTTTATGTTACATCTAACGCTCCAACGGTCACTGGTACTACGACTTCTGGTCGTGTTATGACTCTGATGCACAAGGACGCTTTTGTTCTTGCAGAGCAGATGGCTGTTCGTTCACAGACTCAGTACAAGCAAGAGTTCCTTGCGAACTTGTTTACTGCTGATACTCTGTACGGCACTAAAGTTCTCCGTGAAGAGAACGTACTTTCAGTAGTAGTTTAACTACTGGTCTGGGGAGTCTATTCAGGCTCCCCTATCTTATTTCTAACTGGAGAGTTCAATGGCGATTTATCGTGGTATAGGTAGCGCAAGCTCGACATCCGACAACGCAGTCGTAGATGACGTTACTACTCAGGCTACCAACGCCGCTTCTTCAGCTTCTGCCGCCGCTTCTTCAGCAGGTCAAGCGGCAAATTCTGCAACTGCTGCTTCAAACTCAGCAACAACAGCAAGTGGTCACGCAACGACAGCACTAGGCCACGCCAATGATGCGTCAGGCTATGCAAGCGATGCACAGACTGCACTCGGCGCAACACAAGCAGTCCTTGCTAATGCTGAGACAGTGTACGATAACTTTGATGATCGTTACTTAGGCGACAAAACATCCAATCCTACACTTGACAATGATGGTAATGCGCTCCTAACCGGGGCTTTGTACTTCAACACCACTGACGGTGTAATGAAAGTGTACGATGGTAGTGACTGGCTTGCGGCGTATGCGTCATTAAGCGGTGCATTGATTGCGGCGAATAACCTTGCTGACCTTGAAAATACAGCTTCTGCACGTACTAACTTAGGCTTAGGCACTGCGGCTACTACAGCATCTACAGACTACGCTACAGCCGCACAGGGAGCTTTAGCTGACACTGCACTACAAAGCTACACAGTAACAGAAGGTGACGTAACAGCACATGAAGCGGCACTGTCAATTACTGAATCTCAAATCAGCGACTTTGGTACATACGAACCTGCTGATGCTGACATCTTAAAAGCTGACACAGCAGACACACTAACAGCTTCGTTCCGTGGTACAGTGACTACAGACAATGATTTGTCATTTGATATGAATGTCACCAACAACTTTAAGTGTACTCCTGCATCTGGTGCGGCACTGACGTTTACTAACATTACCGAAGGACAATCTGGTAACATCTGGCTAGACAACTCAGCAGGTGTTACAATCACTGCGGCAGGTACAACTAAGATTAACTCAACAGACTTGACTACAATCTCAACAGCAGGAACATACTTTCTAAGTTACTACTCAGATGGCACTAACGTGCTTGTGGCAACTTCACAGAGCGTGGATGCTTAATGAGTATTATCCAAGGTCACGCTAAAGGTTCTGCGGCAGGGTTTTACGATTACCCGATTGACCAGTCCTTACGGTTTAACTACACTGAAACATCAAGGCTTCTCCGTCAAGACTTTACTACACCCGGTGATCGTCAAACGTGGACGTTTAGTGCTTGGGTTAAGCGTGGTAATATTGTGCAAAATAATACTCACGTGCTTTTTGGAGGCGGCGCTAGTAGTACAAACCATACTCGTATTTTAATTGATGGTACGCATAAATTGTGTTTTATAAACCAAGCGTCTGGTGTTAATAATATTGATAAACGCAGTTCAGCTTCTTATCGTGATCCTTCAGCGTGGATGCATATTGTCTGCTCTTGTGACCTATCTAATTCAGTAGGTGATCAACGTGTACGTTTGTATGTTAATGGTAAACTTCTTAGAGATTTTTCTACAAATACAATGGTTACGAACACAACTACATTAAGTAGGGTTAATGTTGGTAATGGTTCTTACGATCATGGTATAGGAACAAATACTTGGAATACTAGCAATGCTTTTGACGGTTACATGGCTGAAGTGCATTTTATTGATGGCACTAACTATGAAGCTGAAGATTTTGGAATGTGGAAAAATGGTATTTGGATTGCCAAAGAGCCTACAATTGCAGACTACGGTGTCAACGGTTTTTATTTAGACTTTAGTAACTCTGCATCTTTAGGGCAAGATCAATCTGGTAAAGGTAATGACTACACACCCACTGGACTTTCTTCAGAAGACCAAGTACCAGACGCACCAGAGAATAACTTTTGTACTTTGAATGCAATTGCTTTGCAAGGTACTGTTGTACGCAATGCGTGTTTACAGTGGGACATTGGCGGAACAACACAAGATGCTGTACTTGCTACAATGGCCCCACAGACTGGGCAATGGTACTGGGAAGTTTTGGTAAACGCAAACTCCCGTGGTGTCTACGGAATTATGGATCGCTATAGTGGCAACCGATGCGGTCTTCAAATTGGTAGTAGCTCTACTGCCATTAGCCTTTACGAAGATAATGTTACTACCAGTATTACAGCAACAATTGTAGCCAATGACATTCTTGGCTTTGCGTTTGATTACGACACAAAAACATTTGAAATATTTCAGAATGGTTCAAGCCTAGCAACAGGAGCGTGGACTAACACAGCGCAATTACATCCTGCATTCCGTGACAATTCAGGTGCGGCGTTTGACGGTCATGTTAACTTTGGTCAAGACTCTACGTTCTGTGGTAATGTAACATCAGGTTCTGCAAACGCTACAGATGCCGCAGGTATTGGTGATTTTTATCACACACCTCCATCTGGATACAACTGTTTATGCGCTCGCAACTTACCTACCCCATCAATTGATCCTGCTGATGATAAGTATATTAGTCAAAATATTGACGTAATTAATTATGTAGGTAAAAGCAGAGTCCAGTTAATTGGCGATGCTATTCGTGAAATACCTGATACTGCTCCGATTAATAACAGTGTTATTATTGATGAGTTTGAAAATGCTGTTTTAGAATGGACGCCTTCAGCCGCTAGTACAAATGAAGAGTGGACATTTAGTTGTTGGTTAAAGCGTGGCGTTGCTTCTACAGCTAACAATCCAATTTTAATTGCGGGAACAGCCTCTACTGACTATGACGAAATTTATTTACAAAGTGGTCAAGTTCGGGTATTGGGTTTAACAGGCAGTGCTGTTAAGTATCAATACCATACAACTTTAGAATTTACAGATGCTAAATTGTGGAATCATTTAGTAGTCTCACTTGATCCTACTAATGCAACAGCGGCAGACCGTTTAAAAATCTGGATGAATGGAGTTAGGCAAACCAATTTTGCTACTGAAACTACTGTAGTCAATGGGTATACATTCGGACATATTAACTCTAATACCCCACACTACATTGGACGATGGCCTACATCTGGTGTAGAATATGATGGCTATCTTGCTGAAATGTATTTTGTTGATGGTACAGTGTACGGTGCAGATGCTTTTGGAGCCTTTGATGCTAACGGCGTATGGACTCCAATTACCCCAAGTGTAACCTTTGGTAGTAATGGTTTTTATTTACCATTTGAACACGATTCAACTGTTGAAGGGTTTAATACTGTAGCGTACCGTGGTAATGGTCTAGCCACAAGACCTGTTACTAGCGTAGGTTTTTCTCCAGATTTAGTATGGCTTAAAGGACGTAGTGGAGGGTACGATCATCAACTGTATGATACTGTTAGAGGTGCTACAGAAAAATTACTTCCTAGTCTTACTAATGCTGAGTCAACCGATACAAGTGGCCTTAGCGCATTTAACTCTGATGGCTTTACCTTAGAAACTAATGTTGGTATTAATCGTAATAACTATACTTATGTAGCGTGGTGTTGGGACGCAGGAGATGCGTTTAGCAATTCAGCAGGAACAAACGGTGCAACCATAGCTAGTAGCGGTAAAGCTAATCCAGACTACGGGTTTAGTATTGTTACCTATACTGGTAATGACCAAATTGCTACTGTGGGTCATGGTTTAACTACGGCCCCTGATGTCATTATAACTAAAAACAGAGATGCGGTTACACCTTGGCGAGTCTACCACTCAGGCATGGACGCCACTGCACCTCAAGATTATCATATGGATTTAGACGGCACGATTGCTAGAACATCTACTGGTACATGGAATAGCGATGCACCGACTTCATCTGTATTCACCGTGAATGCGCAAAACCCAGTCAACGGTATTGGTACAGATCATGTAGCCTACTGTT